ATTGTGATGTGGTCGGTGAATCCTATCGTCCACGGCACTTCTTGATTGAACTGGATATCCATATGGATCGGGACTTGTATATAAAAACTCTTTTGCATGAACTGACCCACCTGGCACAGTGGATACGTGGTTCCCTGCGGTTTCGATACGGAAAATTGTGTTATTCCAAACAACCCGTGGAGAATTGGGAGTATTGGTATCAACCACATGAAATTGAGGCACGGGAAGAAGAAGAAAGGTTGTATATTTGGTATTTGACTGATAAACAATCCGAATTTTCTCCATTTTTTGGTAATCGTCTCTGTGGTTGATGAAATATAACTACTCTGAAATCAAAAATGTTATGGAGTTGATCAAAAACAATCTAACTCCAGACCTTTTACTAACAAAACATAGAGAAAAGAATAGAAATAACCCAATGTATGGGCATTGTGTTCACGCTAGTCATGCATTATTGCTACTAATTGATACTGATCGCTTGGTTTTGATGAGTGGTGGCAATCATATGTGGGTTCAAGATGGTGAGAAAATATATGACATAACTTGTAACCAGTATTCCATTTTGAACCTGGATCCACCATATAGCAAGGGCAAACCACACGGGAACCTAAAACCCAGTTTGAGAACCCTGGAACTGGTGAAACGGGTCCAGTGTGCCAGTTGAAGGAAGTGTCCACCACCTGCTTCTGAGCAGGCAGGATGCTCTATAATTACAAGGTAATCAAGAGAACCTCATGACCCTCACCGCAGTTGTGGAACAATATGAGCGGGATGTGGATCAACTCCCACAAACTCATGCTGAACTGGGTGGCGGTGCCGCCCGCTCTGGATCTGGTTTGGTTTATGAGAACCTGATTGAAAGAACCTGCAACAGTTTGGGTTTAGATGCACGTCGTAATGACTATAAGAAAACCGAAGAAGTAAATGGATATTGCTTAAAGAACTTGCAGGTCGACAAGCACATTTATCATGGTAACGTGATGAAGAAAGCAGTAGAGAGTAAAGCATACTTGGATGCTTGTTACCTAAAACGTGCAGTAATGGACTTCATCGAACTGGAGCAATCTCCTGAAGTTCCTGATGATGTAGAGTACGCAATCTTTGCAGGACAAAATGCATGTGGTGCAGATGCTTTTGCATATTATCCTGCATTCTTCAAGAAGATGACGGGTAAAGAGGTGAAGATCTTCTTTGTCAATCCTTCCCGCAAGCGTTCTTCCTCACGTCCCATCTATAATGAAAAGTATCGTAATGATTTCAAACTTGACATGGTGGTGTATAATGAATTTGTAGAGTGGTTGAAGAAGTGATGTTATATAATGATGATATGTTCAATGTTCTGGAAAACCTTGAACCACAGAGTATTGATCTTTTGCTCACGGATTTTCCTTATGGAACTTTGAATAAAAGAAATGAATGGGACACAATCATCGATTATTCCAAGTTCTGGGAAATTGTTGATGTTATTTGCAAACCAACCTGTCCTATTATTTCTACAGCAGCACAACCATTCACGAGTGTGCTGATTGCATCCAACTACAAAGACTTTAAGTATACTATGGTATGGGAAAAGTCGAAGGCAACTGGATATTTGAATGCAAAAAAGCAACCACTTCGTGCTCATGAGGACATTGTTGTTTTCTATAAGAAACAACCAACATATAATCCACAAATGACTAAAGGAACTCCCTATGACAAAGGAAAGGCAGTAAGAGATACTGAAGCGTATGGGGTACAAACAAAAGCAGTTCATGTCAAGAATGATGATGGTTTGAGGTATCCTCGTAGCGTAATCTACTTCAAGACAGCGGAGAGTGAAGGTAAGCATCATCCTACACAAAAACCAATTGAACTTTACCGTTGGTTAGTTAGAACTTACTCAAATCCTGGAGATACGGTGCTGGACCCATGTATGGGCGCTGGCACCACTGGAATTGCATCCAAAATGGAAAATAGAAACTTTATTGGCATAGAGCGTGAGATTGAGTATTTCAATTCTGCATCAGAAAGGATAGAGAATACGGGTGCCAGTGTGCCAGTTGAATCAGTGGCACAGAACCCCCCTAGAAACCGCTCTATCTGCCCTATAATTACAAGGTAATCAAGGGAACGCCCAATGCGCCTCGAATCTGGACACATGATCGTTGAGTTCTTCCCCACCACCAGCCCCAAGCGGTTCGTTCAGGTAGTAACCTTTGGTGCTACTGAAGAGTGCGATCAGGCAATGATGAGCCACCGCACCATCAATCGTGGCGAAATGATCTATGAGATCAACACTCGCATCAATTCTGGTTATCAGGTAACTGATTTTCACACCGAGGAGTACACTGGTAACTACACTCCGCTGATGTGCTGATCCCGCAAACTCTGCATTAAACCTCCCACTTTTCCTACAATGACCCCTGCTTTTTCTGGTGTGTTCCTGACTGTTGAAAACCACGGTTGCATCTACACTGTTTCCACCGAAGGTGAATTGTTCTATGCTCCAATGTATCAGAACGGTACTGTGAACATGGAAGAGTTTGATATGGTTGACTTCTGGGAATCTGATGCTGATGTAGAAGAACTGGAAGAGATTCAGTTCGCACTGATTGATATGATGAAGCGTGCTGGATTGTATTTCCAACAATCTGTGACAGCGTGAGAAGTGGCACAGAGGCGCTTCTGGGTGCCTCTGGATGCCCTATAATAAGTACATCGACAGGGAGATCCCCATGAACGACACCGAACTCCAAGAACTTCGCCAGACCATCCTGGAAGAGATTGAGGACATGGACATCGAGTTGCTCAAGCGAATTGCCTATGAGTGCCGATGTGAAGAGAACGGTATCTATCCCGATCAAACTTACATTCGCTGGTGATGACTAAAGCACAAATCCTAAAAGTTGTGAAGACCACGGCAGTTCCTTACTGCCTCACCCGTGAGGAAAAGTTCCAAGTTTTCATCAATGTGTGTGATAACATGTTGCATGAAGGTCGCATCACTCAAGCACAACACGATCGCTGGACCAATGTTTTCTAAAGAAGATCTTGAGTTTGTTGATTTTCTTTTCGGCAAACTCCTCAAGCACACTGATACTGATATGATTGATCTACAGGATGATGATTCCTGTGATGACCATATTTAATTCGAACAATTGTCTCTGCTCTGATGAAACTCTCTCACTCTTCTGTTTCCCAAATTGCCGATGCTCTGAAACCCGCGATCATAGAACATATAATTAGTGATGATGCTGTAACTCAAGCATTGCAGGATGCCGTTAGTGATGGTATTCGGGAAATTATGGGACAAATGGATGACGATTTGTTTTTTGACATTGGTATGTTAATATTCGACCGTATAGAAATTAAATGAGACATGACTTTTGAAAGCGTTATTGAATGTAAAGTAAGTTTAAACGTCCAAGAAATTGGTGTGATTCTATCAGCACTCCAACTTCTTGATAATGGCGATGAGAACCGTATTGCAAAAGAATACGGAAGTGCTCCTTCACTTTATAATCGATTGAAGGAGATCTACGATCAAATGGACCACTATCCCATTGAAATTCATCATGACCCAATCTGTGAACCTTCCTTCTGATTACACCACCTGGGTTGACAGCATGACTTTTCCTGTGACTCCTGCCACTAATCCCGAACTGTGGTATCAGTGGTATTCAATTGTCAAAGAAGATGCTCCAGAGGTTGCAGACCAATTCATTGAGAATACTGCTGCCAAAATGGAACTGACTGTGGATTATTTTATGGGAGAGTTCTTGTGACCGAAAAAGAGAAACTCATTCTGGCACAAATGCAGGTTGATAATCTGCTTTTACTACTCAAAGACAATGCCTATGAGAACTACATGTGTGGCAAACTCTATGGCATTAAATATGAACTGAACCGACAGTTGACAAACATCACACATTCATCTAAAATTAGGGAGTAATTTACAACTAACAATGACGAAGTTTCTTTACATCGTTGATCACTTCATTCCTTTTCCTGCTTCAGAGTATGGTGGTGTTTGGAATGTGATTGCTGAAAGTGATGAGGAGTGTTTTGATCTGATTACTGATGCCGATAACGAACAGTATCCAGAGTATTATGGTAACTTGAGAAAGAACATCAATGATGCTCGTGTCTTCCCACTTGCCGAAGATCTTCAATCCAACGTTGTAGAATCCTTTACTACCTGATTAACAATGGAAAAA